TTATACGGTTGCAGATATAAGGGATATCAAAGAATTCTGTATTCCAACCAGTAATAATATCTGGGTGATCAGATTCCCACCATGAAAGAAACTGTGCAAGTAATTCACGTTCTGTTGCACATTGGATGTATTGAACATCATCTCTGGTGTTTTTAAAGTCGTGTAAACCCCATACCTTAATCTTGCCAGTATCATGGTTTTTGATAGTGATTGACAGCATAGGTTCTGCTGCTTGGTCTGCATGTGGGAAACCATTCTCACATTCAACCTCAATATCAATAGTAACGATACGCATCTTCTCAGAATCAAATTGAATCTGTTTAGGATACTGTTCGGCAATGTAGGTGTAGGGGAATTGAGTCATACCGAACACAAGGTGCGGTTGACTCTGATATAGTTCTACAAATTCTTTTGCTTCCTTAATGGTAAGGAATTTCATTGGATTGACATTCTTGCCATCCAATGTTGTAAAACCTGTTTCCTTCTTTACAGGTACATAGAGAGTGGGTTCGTACTTAACCTTGTAGTTAGAACGAACACCATCTTTATAACCTCTTACAAGAAGTTGGTTGCCCCATTGAGCAACGTGGGTATAGAATTTCATACAGACATATTTCCTTATCAAAGAGTTTCATTATATACGATTTAAGGCAGAATGTCAAGAGAAAAGTGGTAATTGTTCCTCAGTTGAGAAATGTTTATCAACCATGTCGATAATATCCTGTGAGTGAGCAATCTTCGTTAGTTCTGATTCTACTGCCTCTGCAATATCAGAATGTTCTCCGATACCAGCAGGATTCTTTAGGTAGATAGCAACATTTGCTTTATGTAGTGCAATCTTACCTTCATTGTGCTTCTTAATTGCTTCAAGTAGTGTCATTGGTTTTCCTTTCACCAGTTGTTTCGATATAAGAATGTTTTCAATATTTCTTGAGTAACGCTCTTTCCTTTAGTAGACCTCTCAATTCCGCCAAAGCCTGGCATACTGTTTATTTCCAGTATATATGGTTGTTCCTTCTCTCTATTTTTAGAGGGAAGAAAGTCTACACCAACCAAATCTCCTTTACAGAGTTTTGCAGCTTTGATTGAATCTGACTTTTCGATTTCAGTCAGTTCTATCTCTTCTGTCTCTGCACCTAATGATGCATTGCTTCTTGCATCACCGTCAATCACATGTCTCTTCATTGATGCAATTATTTTACCGTTAAGTACAATAACTCTAACATCATAATCAATTTTAATATATTCTTGAGCAATAAGGTCAATGTTTTTACTCAAGAGGGATAACATTTGCACTGTTGGATGTAGTGAACGCATACTCTCTACAATAACAACTCCAACACCAGTTTGTGAACCACTGGATGCTTTAAGTATTATCGGAAACTTCATTCCTTCGATTGCTCGTTCTGTGTCATCTGAATATGTTATAGGAACAGTTACAGGTGTCCGTAAACCATTCTTCCTAAACAATTCGTTGCAATAGTATTTACTTGTACAGATATCCCATGTATCTAGGGATGGTATTGTTTTAAACCCAGCATCTTCTAAGAGTCTAATCATATCTACCCATCGTCTATTTGTAGTAAATCCAAGAGTTCCTAACCCTCTAGGAAATATTAATGTATCCTCTGGATTTATCTCAAATGGTTTTTGATATTCTGTTTTACCATCCTCGCTTGGTTTTACTGCTTTACCAGTTTCATCAAATGAGAAAGAGTTAATGTAAAACTTTCCGCCTTTCTCTTCGATAAAACTACCAGAATATTCAGCATTAAACAACTTAATACCAAGTTTCTTTGTAGCATCATTCATCAACTTAACATCAGGCCTATCTTGTTTTCCCACATCTCTCAAGTTTTCGTGAGAGTTGTGAAAGATTACAAGTTTATACTTTTGCTCTTTTGGTTCTTCAGTGATGAATTTTGAGAATGATTCTGTCAATTTAGCCTTCTCTCTTTTTACCGATATTGTATTTTGTCTCCAAGTCCCACTCGTTCTTTTCTTTGAACGCTATCACTTTAATCTGTGATAGTGGAGCCTTAGGTTCAGCGACACTCATAAGTTCAATCAAACCCCAATCACTGAGGAGACCTGCAATAGAGTTTCTACGCTCAATATCGTTCTGGTTTATATTTGTCACTTTACCATCAAGAGCGAATAACTCTTTAAAGTGTACGATGTAATATCGTCCCTGTTTATGTAGTATGTGACAAGACTGATAGAGTTTTCTCTCTTTGCGAGATGCAACCCCAATACGACTTAGTGTTTCACGAACCTTCAAAAAATCATCTGGTTCTTTTAATTTTACCTCAAGCATCCTTTCGGGCTGCCAATCAATTTCATTCATTTTCTTCCACCTTTATTCAAACTATTTTTAATAGTATTAATTTGTTCATTATCAAGTATCTTGAGAGCAGCCTTTGCTTTTTCATTACTATAACCGAAATACTCTTTTACATACTCTAAATCTTTTAACTTACTCGCCTTTACCCAAGGTGCATATCGTTTCTTCGATCTAATAGTATTTAGTAAAAAGTCATATTGTAGTTTTGCGTCAAGGTGGTGACGCATGTTCATCTCATTAACTAACATGATGGTATCATTAAAGGGTGCTAAACACTTATTAATGATATAGGGAGAGTACTTCTTTGTCCACATAGGATCATCTGAATCTAACAGATGCTCCTTTGTTTCGTTTATGGACTTGAGGTAATGTTTAAGTTCATATCCACTCATTTGAATTGAACTTGCGTCATCACCTCAATCATAAATGCAAGCATATTAATTTCTTGGTCTGCAACGAATGCTGACTTGTAAGAATAATCTGCTGTAGCAAGTACAAGGTGAGGTACAGTTTGAGGTTGGATATCTACATATAACGAATCATATATCTTTCGATACATACGAGATGGGTCGTTATCAAGATTATTAGCAACCCACTTACGGATAGACTTAAAGTCCTTCTCTTTAAGAAAAGTATTCAAGTCCTTCATATTCGTTTCGGATATGTTGACAAGTACACCACTGTCAATCATACCAGATATTGAATATCGTTGCAGTTCGTTTAGAACCCTTCTCCAATCGGGAAAGTATTTCTCTACGACACCAGCAACCGCTTTGGGTTGATACTGAACCCCCTCTCCATCTAGAATACCCTGTACTCGTGTAAAGAATTCTCCAGCGAGTTTAGGTTTCTCAGATGCTGGAATACGAAATTCAATCACTGAGCATCTAGAGTGGAGAGGGTCGATGATTCGATTTTTGAAGTTACAGGTAAGAATAAACCCACAGTTCTTATGGAACTCTTCTATAAATCCTCTCAACGCAGGCTGAGTAGATTGAGGGTTTAAGTAGTCTGCCTCATCAAGAATAACGAACTTTCGATTACCATCCATAGAGACAGTAGAAGCAAAGTTCTTAATCTTGTTTCTGAGAACATCAATACCCGATTCTTCAGAACCGTTTATCATCATATAAGTAGCGCCTAGTTCCTCAAGCATTGCTTTTGCAACTGTGGTCTTACCTACCCCAGGCCCGCCAGTAAGTAGTAGATTAGGAATATGTCCATCATCTACGAAGGCCTGGAAAGTCTTTTTCAAATCTTCAGTAAGTACACACTCACTGATTTTTTTGGGACGAAACTTCTCGACCCACAACATCACATCATTCATAATATAAAACTCCTTGTTGGGATTATTTTGCTTCTAGAGCAATAAAGTATTCGATTTGCTTATTCACATGTGCGAAATGCGAAATGCCCTTCTCGGATACTTGTACCTTATAATCACCAGCAAGTAGTTTCAAGTTTTCAACTTTAAAAAAGAATGTGAAGTCAGTTGGTGAATTATCACTAACCTTAATACTGAAGTCGTTAGAAGTTTCGTTCTTACGGTCAGTAACAGTTAATTCAACATCACCACCAGCAGTACCTTTAAGTACTACATCTGGTACACCCAATACTGCACTCGCTTTTTGGATTGCATTAAAGGTGTCTTGTGTAAACGTAAACTCTACGTCTACTGAAGGCATAGTGATTTCCGTTTTCGGAGTTGTCACCACTGATGGGTCACTAAAGAAATACTTCAGTGAACTCCCACCACCTTCTTCGTTCAATCGTACAGACTGATCTCCAAAGTCCAGTGTAGGACTCTTAAACAGCGACATCGCTGAGAGGAATTCATTCAAATCGTAGATTGCGAATTCTTGTGAAAAGGAATCTGGAATGGTTGCCTTCGCTACAATGTTTTTCATTGCAGACATTGTGTTTATCACATTACCAGATTTAACCAAAAGGTTTTGGTTTATTGTTGAGAAGTTCTTTAGAACGTCTTTGGTATCATTACTAAGTTGCATAATCAGATATCTCCTTGATTCGATTCATTATCATTATTGTGTAAAGCCATTATACCATAATGGATTACTTTTAGCAAGTCATTTCTGTTCTTGCCATCTTTTTTTCCATACCGTTGTGCATATTTTAATATGTTTCCGATACAAAAACCTTCGCCATGCCCAGAATCCATAATAAATTCTGTTGCCTGAAATTTGTTTTGTGAGTAGTGTGAAGAATATGTTTTATCGATATATTCTTTTAATTCGTCCAGAATCACATCTTCTGAATATTTGTAATCAATTGTATTTTTCAAGTCGAGTTTCCATTCTATAAAGAGTTGGGTGGGGGCGAACCCCCACCACATTTTGATTAGCTCGAGTAAGAGTAATCAGAACCAGAGACTGCTTTAAGTCCAGCAGCGATAACACCTTTCGATGGTTCGCCTAGTCTATATGCAGTTGTTCCTTGGAACTTGTTTACATAAATGCAATTACCTTCACTTCGAAGCGTATCAATCATCGCTCTTGGTGATGTCAAGTCAAGTTTGTTTCTGAGTGTTCCCCATGTTACATTCTTCCCTGTGGAAAGAAGTCTCATAGTTTTTTCTCTTTTAGTCAGTGCTTTTCTGCTCATATTATCTCCATTATTTAAATTTCAATCATCATTATTGACGATTAGATTATATTATACCTCATTACTGAGGTATTGTCAAGAGCTTATTTGATTTTAATTAATTTAGGTTTCATTGCCTCTGGGACAATTCTCTCTAACTCAATACTCAAAATTCCATCCTTAAAGGATGCGCCCTGTACAACCACATATTCAGCAAGGTTAAATGACTTTCTGAAGGAACGAGCAGAGATACCTTTGTGTAGATATTCTGTTTCCACTTCAGTCTCATCGTTCTTGTCCAAAGTATTAATTGTAAGAATACTATCCTTACTCTGAATTTCAATATCATCTTTAGAGAACCCAGCAATTGCAATTTCAATGCAATACTCTTCCTCTGAAATTTTTACGATATTGTATGGGGGATAGGTTGTTGATGGTTGCCCATCATTCAACATATTGAACATTCTATCAAAACCGATAGAATAAGTTTTGACCCTGTCAAACGGGTCTAAGTGTAGTTTTGTACTTACCATTGTTTTCTCCTTAGTTAAGCAAGATTAAATACGATACCCGATTATCGGCATATCGTACATATATTTATATAAGTACTCCAGAGGGATATTTCAACCCCTCTGGAACTTTTTTTAGGCAGCTTCGGCATAAACCAATGCTTTGTCTAAAGCGTTAAGTTTCACCTTACGGTTACGTCCGTACCATGCAGACTGCAAACGTGAATCACCTTCACGACCTTGCAAGTGGTCTGTCATGTAAGTAACAGAGTTAAATGCCTGCCACCAAGAACCTTCTGCAAACTGAGCTCCAGGCTGAGTTGTTAAGTTCTCCATTGCGATTTTAGCATTACGAGATGTGAATGGCATTGCACCTTCAACCTTCTCTTTTGCAGGCGCACCAAATACTTCATTGAAGTACTGGATGATGTTGTCACCAGTAGCACGTTTCGAACCAAGGAATGCAGCCATTGATTTGTACTGTTCCATCTTCTCTTTCGCAATACCCATTTGCTCTTTAACCATATCTGGGTCAAACGCTTTACGGTGATTTACTGTAACCATCTTATCAGAATCTTGTGATAAAGACAATGTAAGAGTGTTGTTACATACCACACGAATTGGTGTCATACGAATATTGATAGACTTACCAAATTGGTGTGGATTGGTGAACAGAAAGTAGTTATCTGTTTGGTCACCTTTGAACAACTCAAAAGACTCTTTTGTCTTTGCAAGTGCCCAAACCATTTGTCCATCTTTTAGAGAACCAGCAGTGTGCATTTCCATGTCCCCTGCCATAACATAGTCATGGAAGAATTCAAATGCTTCTGAGTTCTGTACAGGATTCCATCCTTTACCAACAACATCTAATACGGTGTTGTCAGAGGAACGAATAAGTGCCTGTTTGTTTTTGATTGGGATACCTGTTGCAGTTACAAGAGGTTGTTTTTCTACTGTCCAATCAAGTCCAGCGACCTTTTGGAATTGGTCTGGTGTTAATTCACGGTCAACCTTAGTACCTAGTCCATGCCAAGGAACATCCCCAACATATGCCATTTGTGCTTCACCGTTTACGATTTCAAGTTCGTGACTCATAATATACTTCTCCTAGTTATTTTCACAGTTTGTATAATCATTATATACGTTATTAAAACAAAAGTCAAGATGTTTTTGAAACATTTTCAAATAAATCTTTTGCAGAAACAAACTGAATACCTTCAGCAGTTTGTACAGTAAACTCAAGGTCTGGTGCAGAACCAAAACTTACACGGCGGTCGATGACAGTATTACCGTCAATCTCTGTTGCCGTCCAGATAGAATCCATAAAGTCTTTTAATTGCATCAGTTACTTCCTTTTCTCATTGTCTATAATACTATTATACATGTTTTAAGAACAAATGTCAAGGCATTTATTCAAATTAATTTCTTTAAATTTACGGTATGATTTGGAGAACTGCTTTAGGGGTTTACTAAAGATGATTTCTTCAGTAGTACCTGCTTTGATGTAACCAACACACCACTGACGATTGTCAAGCATGTAAGTATGGTTAGGAACATTATGTCCTAACATATTGGTATCCCACTTGGTGATTTCTTGTAAATATTGCATTACACTATCTCCTTA